TAACCCCAGTGGTTGATGTTAAAATACTTCGTACCATCAGTATAGCTCGAATTGTACTTGCTGTCAATCAAACCGACGTCCTTGCCGCCCGATTGTGCCGTTTTGAACCCTTGGAAGTGTATTTTATTCGAACCCTCATATGCTGCATTGTGGTTGAACCCTATAATGAAAACCCAGAGCGATTGGTCGACGCTCAGCGTTCCCACCGTGCCTTTTACTTCGATTTCTTTTGTCGCCCCGACCGACCACACAGACGCGCCCGCGCCAGCATCCGATATGGCTTTAACCGTCGCCCACGAATTGTCGTTAAGCGTAGCCGACGCCACGGTCGCCGTAACCGCCACAGTTTTGCTTGTAGCCTTGTAATTCGTCCCTGCGTCCACATTGACCGTAATCGTCGCAGAACCGCTTTTAACGGCTTTTACGGTGACTGTCGTTCCCGAAACTGTCACTTGCGCAACGGAAACGTCGCTGCTGCTCGCAGTGATAGCTCCGTCACCGGAACGCGAAACCGTAAATGTGCGCGTCATACCTATTGCGCCGACCATATTTAGGCTTGTTGGGCTTGTCGAAACTGAACCAGTCGCTTTCGCAATTTCCCACGCCCTGCCTATCGCTCCGGCGTATTGACCTATCCCAGTTATGACAAGCGTATAAGTTCCTGCGCTGGTCGCCGTATTACCGCTTACAACGTAATCAGTTCCGGCTGTTAGCGTCTTTCCGTTGACCACCACGCTGCTTACCGTTTTCGTTTTTGTAGAACCGCTATAAGTGAGAGACCCGCCCAGCGTAACGGTCGCGCCCGTAATCGAGATGATTCCGACCGCATCCAGCTTGGCTTTATCCTCTTTACTCATCAGTCCGTCTTCGGTCGTTGTTGCTGTGTTAGATGGTAGGGTTATTTCGGTCGTATCGCTTTCCGTGATATGCCCTTCGGTATCGTGTTTAACATAAGGGATTATGATTTTATCGCCGAAGGATTTTTCTCCCGCGCTCCCCTTGCTACCGCCTGCGGCTATGCTGTTTGTGTGTTTTATCGTAGTACCGTCTTTTTTTAAGCCTGCACCAGCCGTATCGAATTTCGTATTCATCCCGGCATCGAAGTCCGCACGAGTTACCATAGCCTCATGGTCTATCGTTGCCGTCAATATGCCGGTATTCGACATTTGGAGCGTGGCGTAAAACGTGAAAACATAATCGGGCATATCTTCGTGTGTCGGAACGCTTACACCTACCCCGTCTTGATAAAGCGCGACCAGTGCGCTCTCGCTCCCGTTAAGGCTTGCCCATACGCCTATCTGATTGATAATGTAACCCGTCGTTACGCCTGCGCTGGTGCATTGCAATTGCAATCTTACACCGTTCGCCACCCTGTCCATTTTGATGATGCTGAGCGTTTGCTTTTGCGCAACGAGTCCGGTCTGCGCCATAAGGTATGCATCTGCGACCGTTCCTTCGCCTGTGGCTGCGCTGTCAAAGTTCAGCGTTGCGCCCTCAAGCCAATTTGCGAGCAGTTCCTTGCCCGCGTTCGTTATAACTGCGCTATTCCACATTGTAGCGTCCTCCTCTTAAATATTCGCCGCTGTGCCTACCGCGACCACTGCCATTCCGGTTCGTGCCGTTGCGGCGTATGCCGTAACCTCGCCCGAATGCGCAAACTCGATAACGTCCAGCACCGCGCTGCTTCGTTTAGCGACCGCGACAAGTGCGCGGAAACGGTCGATTATATCCTGTGTCTGCAACGGGTAGCTCGTTGTAACACGGAAGTGGAACGGTTCGCCGTTATACTTGTTCCACTCCGTAACATACCCGCCGCCGAAAACGTCTTTTATAATCTGCTCGATTGCCCATTTCGTGCCGCGTTTCGAATAGACCTTATCTGAGCTTTTTATGATGGCGCGTTTGCTTTCAATCGGCAAATCTGCGCTATACCAGTCAACGTCTAACTCGTATGCCAGCTCGTCAAGCTGCGCATCGTTCAAACGGTCTATTTGGTCCCACACTCGTGCCGTCTTTACGCGGTTCGCCGGAATAAGCACGGTAGATTCCACCGCTTCGGCAAGAGACTTTACGGCCGCGTCTTCACGCATAAATTCCGGGAGCAGTTTCAAAAATTCCAACGTGGTTATTTTCATTCTTTTACTACCTCATGCTTTACCGTCATTGTTCCGGAGAATTGTGCTATCGTCGTCTCGTCAAGTTCGGCAAATGCCGGACTTGTAATTGCGACACGGTATGCGCCTACTGCGTTTTCGCCGTCCGGTTTCAAAATCAACGCGCGGAGTTTATCGGGGTTGATGTCTCGTCCGATTGCCCCACTCTGCCATTTGATGTATTGCGCAATTGCCCCGCCATCGCTTTCGATTGTTTCGATGCAAGCACTTTCATCTTCAGCCAGCGTGTAGTACGTGAGATTGATGTCGTATGTCTTAACGGTCGGCGGCTCAACTTTTACGATGTCAGTCATGGGACGGATGTCGTCTGCGTTGCAAACATCATAGACCTTTTGCAGAATTTCCTCGTCGGGGATTTCGCCGCCTTCGCATATCGGTATGATTCTGACCGTCCCTGCGTTCGTCGTATCAACGCTCACTTTTATTTGCGTCGCGTCGGCAAGCCTACCGCCCGCTGTAAGCGTGATTGTCATCAAATCGTCCGTATAGTCGACCGTATAATCACTACCCTTTACGGCCGCCGTAGTGCCGTCAGAAAGGAAGACCACCAGCGTATCAAGTAAAAGCAACGAACCGCCCTTGTAGGCTTTTCTACCGTTCACATCCAGCATACGATTAAGCGTCTGCTGTTCGCTTGTTACGACGACGTCGGAAATGGTCGAGTCTGCGGTCATCGCCCAGTATCTGTAACTTTTTATAGGCCCCGCCGTCGACAGCTTTGATGGCGCGGCAAGTATGCGCGTTCGAAGGCTGTCATCCGATTCTTTGTCTGTGCCGCCTGCGGTTATCGTTATGTTTTCTATGTTGTCGATGTACGCGATGGGGTCTACCATCGTATTTATCATTCCTGCCGATATCTCGTTATACTCCGTACCTTCGCCTACGCTCTCCGTTTCAACGTCGACGTGTGTTTCCCCTGCGAGAAGAATGGCGGCGGTTACAGTGGCAAAATACCGCTTACTGTCGCCCGTTACGCGCGTCCCTTGCGGTATGACGATATTCGAACCGAACGCGGAATTGACGTTGAACCGGATTGTCGTCGTGGCTTTTGTCGCAGGGATGCGTTCCACGCCCACACGCTCGCCCAGCGCATCGAGAACCTCGCCCCTTGCATACCTCAGCATTTTTTGCTTGGCTGCGTCATTCATCGCATTGAACATAGCAACGAAAACCGCGACGAGACCCTCGGCAAAAAGCCGACGCTCGTCTCCGGGATAGAGCGATTCTCCCACCGAATTTTCAAGCGATGTAATTATTTGATTGTAAAGTTTATCTGCATCGGTCGTTATAAAATCCATCAATCAGTCCTCCCCGTGATGTTGACCGTCAAGGCTACTTGACCATTCGTCGCGTCGGTGGTTTTCAATTTTACGCTCTCTACGCTCACCCTTGGCTCGTAGGTCTCCACCATCCACTTGGTATCCTCGATAAGGTCTTCGCGTTCGCTAAGGCTCGAACCCGTAAGCTCGGCGAGCCTTACGCCCTTTATTCTATCAAACGGAGTTTCTCCGCGCGAAATTCGCACAAGGTTGTTTGCGCAAATCGCGGGATTTCCGTTTCCCGAACCTTTCATATCAGCCTCCTTATAAACGCGATTGTAACGCCGGGTTTTTACTCTTCAGCAACGATTTCTTCGCTGTCGAACACGTAACGCCTACAGCCGAAGAACCGGCCGCGTTTGCGCTCTCCGCTGCCGCCGTTATACTCGCGCTTAGCGTCTCGTCGCTTTCTTCAAACGTAAATGTCAGCTTTGAATACCGAAATCTACCGGCGTTATCTATTTGGGTATTCGCCGCCTTGACTTTTGTCAGAATAAAGTTCGGGCCGTAAGTCTGCCCGCCTATTTTCAGAATTCCCGTTTGACCTATCCAGCTTTTCCAGTTTTCCATTTCGGCGCGAACGTCAACGTCAAAATGCGCGTTCAGCGTAGACGAGAAGGACACCGTCTGCTTTTTCAGTCCGCGAATATTGCTAAGCGGAGAACCCTCTACCGCATTGTTCTTTTCAGCTTCCAGTTCATAGCTCGTAGTGAACCCACTAAAATCTTTTACGCTCTTCGCCGTAATCTCCCACACCTTTGTGCCGAGTGCAGTCGTGAATGTTGCCGTTCTCGCCATAATGCCTCCTTAGCCTTCGGTCTCCCCGTCCGCTCTCATCAGAATTGCCCCCGAACGGTCCGCGAACTCAACGAAAATAACCCGCACACCTTTATGCAAAGCTCCGGCGCGTAAGTCGCGCGGAATAGTCAGCGGCTTTGTTATCACGCCCGAATGCTCGGAAAGTACACGCGCAAGGGTGGGATTGCCGTCTTTGTCGAGCGGCCGTTCTTCTATCGTACTTATTTCTCCGCGTTGTACCATCAATAACCCTCCAGCGGTTTGCGAAAAAATATTTTTATTTCGCCTTTTACGTAATCCATCCGGGTGCGCGTAATGAACACTCGCCCGTTCCATTTGCTTGCTTTTGCATTCTCGATTTCGACCACGCTACCCGCGGCATAATCACAGGTCAGCTGTCGTCTAAAATTGCCCGTATAAGCGTTTTTATTCGCGTCTCGAAGGATGCCGCGGGCAAACCGCAGAGCCTCTTCGTTGCTGACGCATTCTATCGGCTGCCGAGGACGCAGTACCCTGCCCGTTCGCACGTTATCTGCATAAAACACGCCGGCATACTCTCCCGACGATATCTCCGCAGAGCTGTACGCTTCGCCCGAACGGTCCGAAAACTCAAACACGCCGTCTGCGCCTATTTTTATGCGCGTAGTTGCCCGTGCGCTTTCTCTTGCCTGCTCGTCGTATATAACCAGTCGACCGTTGTAAACAACCATCGCGCATCCCTCAAGCAGACACCGCATCTGCAAAAAATCAAAATCCGATTGATTGTCTTGCCGTATGTAAGAGTAAACCCTATCCGTTACCCCGTAAGATTGGAATTTGAGACCATGCTCGGCGGCGATGTCTTCACCTATCTTCAAAAGTCGGATGTTCTCCCACGCACGATTCTTCACTATCTCGCCTGTCGGTGGCATAGCCGATGCACAAAATGTAATTAAACCGTTCGCCGGAGAGACGCGCGTAATGTGCATCACTCCGGTGTCGGCCGCTTTGTTTTGGTATCTTATGGTATCTCCGCTTTTAGGCTGCCAAGCATTCCACCTATTGCCGCTATCGACAAAACGAATTAAAAGCCTATCGGCTCTTTTCTCGGCGAACGTCTCATGTTCGCATCGGTTAATGAAAACCCTCGGCGTTATGTCGACGCCGTTATAAATCAGCTTCATTCGGCAGTCCTCCACGGCGCGAGAGTTTCCGGCGTTGCCGTTTCGTCAAAGACCGGGATGCGGAGCGTTACCTCTTCGTCAAAAATAATCACATCCGCATAGTCCGGATTTGCGGCTATGATTTCCGATGCCATCTTTTCGTTATTGTAGACCTGAAGAGCGAGTTCGTCGAACGTGTCGCCCAGTCGGGTCGTATAATCAATATACCGAGACACGGTCATATCGTCCACCCTCCCTTAATGCCAGCCACTCTTCGAGCCAGTCTAAGAATTCGCTACCGCATTCTTTCAGTTTCTCTACTATGTCTTCGGCATCCAGTTTTTCCGCGTTCTGAACGTCAATCTGCGGCGACCACGTCAAACCGCTTAAATCGTAATAAATGACGGTCGTCTCGGTCAAACCACCAAGCGAGAACCCTTCCATAGCGAGCAGTTCGCTTGCCTTGCTTAGCGGCGTTTCTTCGCTCGAAACAGAAACGTCAAGCGTTTGAATGGCTGCGGTTATTTCTGCCCGCGCTTCATCGCTCATCTCCACCGCATCGAGAACGCCGAGTATCTTTCCCGCTTGGGCCCAGTATTGGACGTTCTCTTCATGGTATGCCGGGTCAAAAGAAATAACAGCTTCGGGGCCTTCCTCGCCCGCTATGCTTATTCCGTCCGTAAAGCCACCAGTTGCAAGTCTCGGCAAGGAAACCTTCGGTATTTCGGGAATGGCGGGGATTCCCGTCCATGTCCACACTTTGCTCAGTCCCCCGGTCACACCGTTTATAACGCTGATTATCGCATTGATGCCCGTTTCGACTATTCCTATCAAGCCGTTTATAACGCCTTTGAAAAAGCCGACTATTCCGTTCCAGATGCCGGAGAAAATGCCCGCTATGGCCTCCCACGCGCCCGACCAGTTGCCTTGGAACACGTTTGTTATAAAGTCAATCAACCCCGACAGCACGTCGGTTATCATCTGAATGAGCGGCGTTACCACGCTAAGAGCCGCGCCCAGCACTCCGCTGAATAAATCGGATACCGTCTGCAGAATAGGCTCAAGCGGTTTTAACGCTTTCGCTATGAGCGTCTGAATTAGCGAAATCAACGGCTTTAATATGGCGGTTACCAATTGCAGAAGCGGTTTCAAAATCGCCATACAAATGTCGAGTATGGGGTCTAAAAGCGAAAGTACTATGTCCAGCACCGGCGAAAGCGTTTCCAGCAAATTGATTAAAACCGGCAGAACCGCCTCGATTATGGACGTTAATATCGGCATAACTATCGAAAGTATCTGCTCCACAATCGGCAAAACTTTTGCGAGAATTTTGCTAACGATTGACATCACTGCACTCAAAAGCTCAGCGATAATCGGAAGCACCGCGCCCAGCAAATCGAACACGGGTTCAAGGACTAAGGCTATCGCATCCACCAGCTCTATAACGACCGGAAGAACGGCCGTAATTATTTTGACCAGCGGTGGAATTATTTTCGTCAAAAGCGATTTCGCTATTTGCATTAACGGCTTCAAAAGCTCCGATAAAAGCGGAGCTATCTCGGTCACTACATCTGCGATTAACGGCGTGAGCATTTCCGTCATTTCGGAAATAACGGGCAGTAGTTCATCCATAAGGTCTGCAACTATCGGCATCAAGTCGTTCAAAGTATCGAACATCGTATTTGCCAACGGCTCAAGTGCAATCTGCGCCCGTTGTTTGAAAATCTGCAAACGCTCCGTGAAATCGTATGTATCCTCGGCGCATTTCGTTATGGTTTCACCGTTTTCTTGTAGTGTGGCAGTTAACGCTTCGATATCAAGCGTCCCGTCTCGAATTGCCGAGGACATTGTGGATGCAGCTCTCGTGCCGAAAATCTCGGCGGCTATCGCCGTTGCGTTCGTCTCGTCCTTTGCGTTGACGATTGCGTCTATGTACATCTGCAAACCGTCAGCCGCGCCTATCCCCTCGTTCGCCAGCATTGTCACGCCTTTCTTCATGGCCGCCAGCACTTCGGTGGTATTAACGCCTTGCTTTTCCAACTGCCCTATAAGCGTCGTCGCTTCCTCAAACGAATATCCCATATCACGCAGTTGCGGACCGTAGGTCTGCACGTTCTCCATCAACTTAGAAAACCCCACGCCCGTTGACTGGCTCACTTTGAATACAAAATCCATAGCGTCGCCCATATCTTCCGCGTCAATGTTCCATTGCTGGAAAGCGTGACTGCTCGACTCGATAACCCCTTCGAGGTCGTCTCCCAGCAAGTCCGCGACCTGTATCGCTTGTCGTGAAATGTTTTGTAAATCTTCCCCGGTCAAGCCGAGCATCGTATTGTAATTTGCTATCGCAGTTGCCGCGTTATCCATAGTGGTCGGAACAGAGCCGTAAACTGCGTCGAAGTCGTCCATCAGCGCATCGAGAGCCTCTCCCGTTGCGCCCGTGCCGATTCGGATTGTGTCGCTTACGTTATCGAATTCCGTACCCAGATTAACGAGTTCTTTCGTAGCCTTTACTGCGGCTTTTGCGATGCCGACAACGGCGGCAACGCCAGCGGCGGAGGCTGCTAACGCCGCCACGTTCACGTTGCCTAACATTTTAACCGCTTTCGATACCGCATTCCCTAAAGTGGGCGAGGTACTCCCGGCGATTTCTACTACCGTTTGAAGAACCTTGTTATTGTTCGCCACGAGTTACCTCCTTCTGCGATTTCTCCCCCTTGCCATTTGCGCCGCCATATTGCGCTTTCGTTCGTTCTGCTCTTGCGTCAGCTGTTCGGCTGCATCGGCATACTCCATCGCAAAATCAATAAGCCGCATCCGTTCCAGCTCAGTCGTGGGGGTGTGGAAGATGCGGGCGTAATCTCTTATTCGTTTCCGGACGTGTTTTCCTGTAAGTCGTCCGTCGACTCTTCGACCGCCGACGGCATAATAAAATTTCTGCCGATTCTCACTACTGCGGCAACGTCCGCGCCTTTCAAGCGAGACAGGTCATTGTAGTCGATTTCGGGGTTTACCGCCACAATGGCGGCAAAGCCGAGCTGAAGGTGCATCGAGTAGTCCATCTCTAATGCTCCGGCCGTTACACCTTGCCTGCCCGCCGCTCTGAATTTGCGAGCTTCGGCGGCAATAAACGCCTCCGACGTGATTTCGTTCGCATCGTAGGTCAGTTCCTTGACCTCTTTTCCGTTGATTTTTATGGGGTGCAAAAGTTTTAATTTTTCCATAATGGTCTCCTTAAAATTTACCCCCGGAGCATCCACGCATCCGGGGGTCGTCATTTTTTTATATTTTTTTTGATTACAGGTGCTTTGCGATTTCGGAGAAGTAGTCCTTTCCGTTGATGCGACAAATCGAATTTAATTTGTCGACACAGAGGAGTTCTTCGCCGTTCACGTAAAGCTGATAACGATAAACCGCAAGCGCGATTTCGTGTTCGCTGCCGCTCCCGACCTCGCCTTCCACGGCGGGGACGCCTTTCGGCACACCGGTTATAAACGCTTTACACCCCACGGGTGCGGATGCGCCGTCGCCGGATATGTTGTTTTGAACGTAACGAATTTCGTAGTTGTGCTTTTCGGGGGTCGACGCTTTAACCAGTCCGAGGTCGGTCCCGATTTTAGTAAATGTCGCCTCCATAGCCTCAACCAGTCCGATGAGCGGTGTTTCCATCGCGCCCATCGCCTGACTTTCAGCCGTTGCAAATGCGATTTCCGGAAGTTTGAACGCTACGTCTTTTGCGACAAGTTCGTTGTCGCAGTAAACGGTATCCGCGACGAGTCCGTTTTTCTGGTCAACCCATGCCATTATTCTTCACCTCCGTAAAGTATTTGAAATCCCGCATCGGTGTAACTTACCACCACGGTCGCCGCCTTAAGCGGAGGCGTTACCGTTGCCGAAACGTGCCACTCGAAATTGGCGATTAAAATGTCCGATGCCTCGCTCGAACCCGCGCTCCCCGTTGCGAGCTTAATCGTGGGCGAACCGATAAGCGCACCCTTGGAAACGAGCATTTCCAGTTTTTCCTGCTCGCGGTTGAGGATGGTGTCGCGTAACGCCAGCGTCATCGGCTTATCGATTGTCGAACCCCATTCTTTCTGAAAACTGTTCGTGATATAGAAAAGCATCAGAATGTTCGAGTCGAAAATCTCTCTTGCGTTGTACTCTCCGTCGTAATCGTAGGCCGCCGTATGGTCGCCCCATACACGCCAGTTGCTCTCCCAGTAGATTGCGGTCGTAAGACCCGCCGCCGTCAGTTTGTTCGCATCCGGACGGTCGTAACCCACCAGCTTCGAGCTTGCGCTGATGTACAGTCCCGAAACGGGTATTGCCTTGTTTGCGCACGTCTCGTAGGGGACGCTGTCGTTCCCCGTATCGCAACGCACTTTTTCCACAAGCGCGAGGGTCGAAAGATGGTAGACGGCTTTATTTCCTTTAACCTTGGGCCAGAACACCTTCGAGAAACCCGAATTGTAGCCGTTGTCTTTCTTCCATTTGATTGCCGCGTCGATTGTGGCCGCTTCATCCGTGGGAATATCCGCAAACACGAACGCGCTCCAGTGGTCGTTAATTCCTTGCGATGCCGCCACCAGTGCCTTATAAACGGTGGGATTCTCCGACCAGCCGGGCGCGGCGACGTATGTGGGTATCGCATCGTAATTTTGATAAACGAGTCGCAGACTGGCGATACCGCTCGTCACGCCCTCGCTGTCCGTGCCACCCACGACATCGTCTGCCGTTATGGCATCGAAGTCTATTTCCGAATAAGACGCGGTCGCATTCTTTATTTCCGTCGTGCTGATATCCGTAACCGTAAGCACTCCAGTGTCGGCGTTATAACTTAACGTGTAATCCGTACCGAGTACCTTTCCCTCGATTGCGAACGTGGCGATGATGATTCCGGTCGTTACGACGCTCGCCTTTCGGTTCGCAAACGTAAGCGGCACGGTTACCGCTTGCTCGGCTTTGTGTTTGTCGGGGTCAAGCACGTTGATAACGTAAATAGGCCCGATATTGCCGTTCGCGTTATTGAAGTGCGCCTCTATTGCTTCGCACAGAGTGTATTTACCCCACAGCGTAGCGTCTGCGAAGTGTCCGAGTTTGCTCTTTGCTTCGCTTAAATTGTAGATTTTGATGGGCGTGTTAACTGCTCCCTTGTAGTCCGTCAGCAAGTTTACCGGGGCCGTTCCGAAATAGACCGGCACAACGGATGCCTGCGACGCGCTCTGCACTATATCCGTACCGAGAGAACCGTAAACGCCGTATTTGTATTCCGCCATTTTTAACCTCCAAATTTTTTATAAATGCTCCGAGTACGCGGCACCCGTGCGGTTAAGCCCGCGCTCGATGGTTATGGTCGCCCATGCGTAAAAGTACGGATAGGTGTCCGCTATCTGCCCGTCTTTTGTATATTGGCCGTATTTCACGCCGGCCTCTTTAACAAACCGTATCCCGTCCAAGTATTCGGCGTTTTCTATCTCCGCAAGTGTGCGGTCGAGAAAACTCCACACGTCTTTCCATCCGTCTGCCGAACGCTGAAACTTTCCGGTCTCGCTTTCAGTCGGATGCGCTCCCGGATTCCAAACGACAAAACTCAACTGAAGGCTCATTCTGTCATTCGATTTTGTTAAATCCTGCGCTCCCTCTAAAAGCTGAACCAGTATTGACGGAAACTGCATATCCGTCCCCGCGGCGAGCTTATCGTTTCCGGGGAGTAGCATCGGAAACGCCGTAGGGTTTACTTCTTCGTATGAATAAGTGTCTCCCTGCTCTTCGTCGTTCGGCCGTTTCAGTTTTATCTTCGGGCATACGTTTTTATTCAGCCATTCGGCTATTTTTTCTATGCATTGCACAATGGTCATCGCCTACCTCCGTTATCCTGCGGTTTGTTGCGCCAGTTGAATTTCGGCAATACCGCAATCCTCGCGCCACGCCACAATGCTGAATTCCCGCCCGTCGACATTCAGACTTTCGCCCACAGGTCGCCGTTTCGGCAAATCCTCCGCTTTTGCAAATACGACGAGGTCGTATTCTGTAAGACCGATTGAGGCGGCTCCCGATTCTTCGTTTTCGGACTCATCGAGTACCGCCGTTATCGTCTTACCTTCTATGCGGTGGCGTTCGCCGAATACGTCAAGGTCAAGAAAGATGTCATCCCTGTCGGCTGCGACCATTTCCGTGAATTTACTCAAACGACAGCATCAGCCGCATCGAATTCGGGCAGTTCGTCTGCGGGCGTTTCCTCTTCGTCTCCGTCGTCGGGAGTCTCGTCTCCGTCGCCTTCGGGGTTCTCGTCGTTGTTTTCCTCTTCGGTGTTCGTTTTGCCTTTACCCTTGCCTTTTTTGCTTGCGGGTTTGTTCGGCTTTTGCTCTCCGTTATTCGGTTCGTCTCCGGCATTGGCGGCAACTTTAACCGCAACGCCGAGACTGATAAGCCTTTCCTCTTCTTCCTTGGGCAATTCGACGGGACCGTCGTTTGCGCTTACGGGTTTAATCGTTTTGCCGACGCGCATCCCGTAAGAGCCTTTGATAATCTGCACCATAAATACGCCCTCCTTTAATCCTGCGCGTTAATCGCGTTGATAACGTACCAACTGTTTTTGTGGTTCGGAATTATCAGCGGGCGACTGGTCAGATAGACCTCGCGGGTATTCGAAGGAACGTCGCTGTAATACTTGGGAATGCGACGCCCGGCGTAGGTGTGGAACACGCCGTCCGACTGTTCGAGTTGCGAAACCGCACCGTAGAGCGTTCTGCCGCATCCGGGCGCGGTGAGAATTGCTTTACCCGAAGGGATGAAGTGACGGTCTTTGTCTTGGTCGTCCGTATAGGATGCCGAATACTGCAGAACGTCGACGACGTGTCCCTTGGCGTTCAGACGCGCGATTTTGGTCACGCCTGCGGGCAACTGCTGAGGGTCGATACCGCCCACGTTTACGTTGCGGTTGTCGAGCAGTTTGAGAATGGTCTCATCGTGCAAAATCGCATCGCCCACGTCCGGACTTACGAGAAGGTCGCTTGCGGGCAGTCCTTTCGCCGCGAGCATCTCCGCGACAACGAAAATATCGCCCAGAATGTCCGCGCCGGTTTTATCCCAGTCGGTCTTCGGCGTGTATACGGCGGGGTTCGAGCTTCCCTTGTAGAATTGTATGGACATATCTTCGCCTTCGCTTGCGTCGTCCGCGATGTGCTTCATGATGCATCCGTTCGTGAGCAGGGTTTCCGCTGCCATCGCCTCTTCGCGCCGGGTTATCGACTCGCCCATTTCGTCGAAGTCCTTAAGCAAAAGTGCGGTCTGACGCTCTGCGGGCGTGAGTTTGGAGAATAACGCTTCGCCGAACCCTTTTCTCGTGAGGTCGTCGATTGTCAGTGCGCGTTTAGGCGCAATGCGAGGGGGCGTGTAGCGGTCGACCGTATAACCTTTGCGCAGAATGGTCACGCCGCCTTTCCTCGGTGCGACGAAGGGTGCGAGCTTCTTGTTTCCGTCCTTGTATTCCACGAGGACGTCGGTCGTAGAGAACACGTCGGTTGCATCGTTCGTGGGGAAGTATCTATCCCTCAAAAACGAGCTGACGGGCGAAAGGCTTTCCACCGCCATAAGCAACGTGTGAGTATCGTAAATATTGAATGCCATTTTTGTTTAACCTCCCTGTCCTTAAATTTTCACGGCATCCGACAGAAGAATGCCGCCCTTACGAAGTTCCTCCTCGTCCGTAGCCTTGAGGGTATACCCGTCTGCTACGATGAGGCTGTTCCTGTTGAAGTGTCCCGTGCGATACGCGAAAGCCGAGGTATCGGCCGTTCCCGCATCCACGTCGTCCGACAGGATGCAGTTTGCCGTGAGCGTTTCCGTTTTTGCGGTTTCGCCGCTCCCCGTCGTCTTCAGAGTCGTACCGAGTACGACCATCTTTCCGTCCGTATCCGAAATGGCCAGCACGGTGCCGCGCTTGAGTTTCGTCGCCACCGTTACCCCTCTGAGCGTTACGGAGAACACGTCGGGCGCGGGCGTTGCGCTATTTACCAGTTCATCGAAATCTACTTTGCAGATTTCCTCGTTGAGATTGCTCATGCTTTACCTCCCTTGGTTTTTTGATACGCCTTTACGGCATTTGCGACAACCGCCGCCGTTTCGTCGCCGTCATCGGCGTTACCGCCGTTCGGCTTGCCTGCTACTTCGTCCGCGCCGGATGCGCTGGAGTCCGCTTCCATCTTTTGCAAAAACGCGCTGCCGAGCTTCGACTGCGCCTGCATTGCTGCCAGTGCCAACTGTGCCGCATCACAGGGAGTGTCGCCGTACTTCGCGTTTTGCACGAGACGCTTGTCGCCGATTTGCGCTTCGATGCTCTCGATTCCTTTGAGTCGCGCTCTTTCGGCCGCCGTCGCCTCGGTGCGAGCATTATCCGCTGCGGTCTTTTCGATAGACGCCACAATGTCGGGATACTGCTCTCTGAGTTCTTTTTCCGTCATGTTTGTAACCTCCGTTTTATTTTTATTTCCGGCCGTGACAGATGCGGCATCGGTTTCACTGAATATGGGGATATTCCCCGGAATGTTGCGGAAGGCGTGAACATCGTGTCTTACGCCCGCCACCATCATCACGCGCTTGTCTGCGCTCATTTGCATTTTCGGTTCGTTGCCACTGCCCAGCAAGGTATCGGCGAACCCTTTTTCTATGGCTTGACTGCCCGTCATCCACGTTTCATTCGTCATCATGCTACGGAGCGTTTCCACCTCGATTCCCGTTTTCGCTTTGTAAATTTCGGCGACAGCACGTTCGTCCGCATCAAACGCTTTAACGGCTTTCTTTAAATCGCCCAGCGTCATATAATCGAAGAACATTCCAGCCACGCCGTGTATCATCACAAGGCTGCCGGGATAGACTTGCACGTCGTCTCCGGCGCAAGCAATGACCGACGCTGCGCTTGCTGCGATTCCCTCCACGATGACCGTCTTATACCCAGTCAAACCTTTAAGCGCGTTATGAATAGCAATGCCCGTATAAAGGTCGCCACCGCAACTGTTCAGCTTAATGGTGATTTTGCTTTTGCCCTTAATCGTGGCGAGGTCTTCGGCGAACCCTTCGGGCGTTATGTATTGCCCTTCGAGCTTTTCGCCCGTCCAGAAATCGCGCGGCTGGCTTTCGCACACATCGCCGTACATCGTAATCTCCGCGCTATCCTCGCTGTCGTTCGTTATGACATTCCAGAACCGTTGAACGGTCGTCCCCGGTTTGGTGTCGTTATTCGTTTTAGGGATTTTCATACTTTACCCTCCTCCTTTCTAAGACTATTGATTATTCGCGGTAGCAACTCTGCCACCAGCTTATTTAGGTCATCGTCGTCGTTAGGCTGACTTTGACCGCCTTTCAGCATCTCGTTTTCCGTTGCCAGCTGTTCGGCGTTTGCTTCAAAACTACCGCCGTTCAAACGCACCGTCGCTTGTTCTCTCGTACTGAACCCGTTATCACAGGCAAGCTGCTCGGCTTGTATCTCTTTGACAGGGTCGAGTTGTCCCTGCGAAGGCCCTATCCACTCCGAACCCATCCACGCCGCTCTTATACGCGGGTCAGCAAAAAAGCCGGGAGCTTCGATACGCCCACGCGCCACAGCTTCATAAAGCCACACGTTATAAATCGGCTTGCAGAAATCATCTACAAACCATTCACGGCGCATCTTAAACGCTTTCCACGCTTCCAAAAGTGCGGCGCGTGACGCGCTGTACGATGCGTTAAATGCCTTCAGTAGTAAGTCTGCGGGTATTTCCAAAGCCGCGCCGACTTGCTTGCACACAGCGTTAACGAACCCCTCAAACCCACCGTTCGGGCGTTTCGGGTCTCCGAACGTCACGCTTTCGCCCGGTTTTAATACGTTTACCGTTCCCGGTCCCATTTCGTATTCGTTTTCGTCATCACTCACAGGCGGCGCGTTCTCGTCGCCCACCTCGTTATACGGCATCATGCTGGGGTCGGCTTCCGTCGTTATAAACGCTGTGAAGAAGCTCTCCACGACTGCCGCAGTCAGTTCACTGTCCGTGTATCTGCGCACCTGTAGGAGCGGCTCGATAACTTGTGCCAGATAACTCACGCCCCTATACTGCTCCGGTCTTTCCGCTTCCATAATGTGGAGAACATTCGGCAGTCCCGTCTCTTTCCCATAGGCTTCGACTCTTTTCCATTCCGTAGGAGTGCGGGTCAGTTCATACGGGTAGGTGCTTCGTATGTAATACGCAACGATTGCACCGTTTGCGTCGACCTCTACGCCGTCGTATATCGCGTTTCCGTTCTCCGCTTTCCCTTCCGTGATTCTCGCCACAAGGCTTGCCCCAGCAGAAAACTCTACCGGCGTTGAGACTCGGTCGGCTTCAATCATTTGAAACCGTAAACCATACGGATTGTACTCCGTAGGCTTTACGCGCTTCAAAAGAACGACAACGTCTCCGGAAAGCAGTCCCGAAATAAACGCCAAGCCTTGCGCCGTATAAAAGTTATTGATTCCCAGTGCGTCGCAGTTGCGCTTTTCGGCCGCCCATAGTTCGAATTCCGCTTCCGTTTTCTTTTGCCAGATGCGGGCATCTTCCACCGATAGGCCGAGCAGTTCTCGGTCGATTCGGCTCTTAAGCCATAGACCGCTGCCTATAACATTTGTTCGGTTCGTTTTAATTGCCGATGTCGCTATGGGTGCGCTCATATAAAGCATTCGAGCGCGTTGTCTTAGCGTCAGATTGTGCGCGTCAATATCTGCCTGCGGCGACCCGCTTCTTGCCGTAAACCCTTTCAGTGCTTTTTTCGTCGAGCTTGCTCCGGCTTCTCCGTAGCCACTGTTCTTCGGCAAAGGCGAAACGGGTTTGCTTGTAGGCTTTCCGTGTTCTTTGTCCATCTTGCCTCCTTACCAATCGCGGGGTATAACCCCGACCGCCTTTCTTACGTTACCGCCGCCGAGCAAGGCTTCCAACTCGGCGATTTCCTTTTCCAAGTCTTTAATTGCCGAGCGTATTGATGCAAGGTCGACATTGTAACGGGTGACGTTACGGCTACCTATCCCGTAGCTCTGCACACCGCCTTTCAAAATTTCAAGCTCTCGATTGCGGTACGCTTCGAGTCGTTCTTTTTTGTCTTTAATTTTTGCTTGGATGTCTGCCTTGTTCATATTGCCTCCTACCAGTCGTCGCCGTCTAAATACCTACTACGGCGCGTTCTCGCTTGTTTTTGTCGAACCACCGCCTTAGGCTGTTCTATATTCCCTTTTAGTCTGCGCTCTATCGCGTCCATATCCGGGTCAATAATTCGCAAGGCGGCGTTCGCGTAATTCCTACAGTCCAGAGCTTCGTTGCGTTGATGTCCGGGCAATTTGACCCATACCCAGCGGTCGCCGCGCCCGGTGTGGCTCAGCACCAGTTTTTCGGATAGCAATCCAGTAAAGTACGCGCTATCGTAGCCGCGTTCTCCGCGCGGAAAGTGCGAATAATTCGCGCCCGGTTCTTGCACTTTCAAGCTATCCATTATTTTGCTTTTGCCAGCATCCACGCCTATAGTGTATAAGTAGCACGTTATTCGTTTGTTGTCTTTCAACGCTACTTTCGTCGGCAAACCTACGAACGGTATATCCGGGCCGCCCTTGCCTTTAATTGCAAACACGCGCTTTGTAAAGCGGGCGCGACAAGCTGCATAGACCTCCTGCGTATAATGCCCGCCTGAGTCCACGCACGTCATCGAAATTTTCAAACCCTTTCCTGATTTGAATTTGTAGACGTGGTCTATCACGTCGTCCAATTTCGCCCACACCTCTTCGTTATCGGGTTTGCCCATTATAAAGCCTTTCTTGATGCCCCAGCTTTCTTTGAAGTGTCCGTGTCCCACCACCTCGTATTCGAGCCGGTTATCTTGCGTATCAACCCCACAGGTCAAAACGAGAACGCCGTCCGGCAGCTCCGCATCGTAATCTTCGCGCCGTGCCAGCATACTGTCTTCGTCCTCTAAATCGCCGCGGTCTTCCCACAGCTCGCCAAGCAAAGTGTTGTAAACAACCTTCAGCCGTTCCGGGTCTTTTCGTGCTTCGAGGAAACGCTGAATAATCGTCGCCCACGGCATCCAAGGACTGGCGAACGCCGTTAGCCAGAATGACCTGACGCCGCGATTATAAGCATCAGGGTTATCGGCTATCCATTTCGCCGGCTGTCGGCGCATCTCATCCTCGGTATGTAAACAGCCGCACGACTTGCAGAGCCAGTGCAGCGATTTAACGATATAATTCTTTTTGCGGTTTACGGTCTGCTCTTCGTAGTCAAATCGGATGTCGTCAAACCGTATTTCGTGCCACTCACCGCAAGACGGGCATTGATGACACCAGCGTTCTTGCGTTCCTCTGTCAAACGATGTTTCGATATTACTTCTCCCCTTAATGGTGGGTGTCGATGTCTCAACCGATTTCCGATTGTAGAACGTCGCTTGTCGTGCTTTCGCCAATTCCCACGGGTCGCCTTCCGTTCCGGCACTGGCCGCCCAGCGGTCGCGTTCATCGCCGAAGATATAACGCGCCGGCGTTGATGCGAGTGCGCTGGCTGAGTTCGAACCCGTAATTGTCAGCATCCCGCCCGGAAACGCTTTTTGCAATATGGTATTTCCACTGTCGCGGGATTTAACGTCCGACACTTTCGTGCGGAGCGGTTTGCTGTCTCTTATCATGGGCGCGATTCTTAACCGCGAAAATTTCCGCGCATCATCGAGCGTAGGCTGTATAAACATCGTACTTGCCGGGTCTTGACCTATGGTGTAAGCGATGCAGTTCAAAAGGAATTCCGACTTGCCGACCTGCGAAGCCGCCACCATTACGATGCTGGAAACTTTCGGGTCGTTAAATGCATTCATTGGTTCTTCAAGGTATGGCGTTCTCGAAGTTCTCCACGGTCCGGCTTCGGCTGCGCTCTCCGGCGAAAGTCGCCGGTACTTCTCGGCCCATTCGGAGACCGTCAATTCTTCGGGCGGTGCAAAGTTTTTTACAGCCGAGGCTATCGCCGCGTTTAGCCTACTCGTCGCCTTCTTCGGTGCTTTCTTCAAAATCTTTCCCTTGACGGTCTCTGACGCGCTTCTTGTATGCTTCAGGGTTGTACTTATAATTCGACAGGTCAATCAGAATTGCGTCAACCTCGCGCTTTACCCGATTCGATATCTCGGTCGGTTCAGTAATGGCCGCGAGGTCGATTGCAAGCCTGCCCGGAAGCGCGAGCATCATACTGCGGACGTTGAAGACGAGGTCGTTTGTCATCGCTTCCACGTCTTCGCTGCGGTGTAGCTTTCCCTGTATCTCATCCAGTTCAAGCTGTGCCATCTCCGCTTTCGCTTGTTTGAAATCGGCATCGGCGCGGAGCTTACGGCTTTCGTTATCCGCATCCTCTTGCGTCCCGTTGCCCGTACCCTTTTCGCTGACGCGCTTTTGTAAATATTCAATATACCGCCGAACCGAACCGAGCAGGTCGTATTTGCGTTGCCGACCCACCATCTCCGTCTGGAGTATTCCGTCCTGCGTTAATTGCTGGATTCTGCGAACCGTTAACCCGAAAAGCAAGGCTATTTGTTTCGTTTCGACCATGTTTTTCTTCGGTGTCGTTATGTCGCCGTTCGCCATAGCTTTCCTCCTTTTTTTTGCGTAACGAAACGCCTGATTTTTTCCATTAAAAACTACACGAATTTTGGGCTCGCCAGCACCGCAGAGAAAAAAGCCGCTCACAGTACCTACTCGGACCGTTATTCTCTTTCCGCGCTCTCGCGCCTTACTCGCCTTGGCGGCGTTGCCTTTCCTTTCGGTACTGTTTTGCGGCAAAGCGAACGCCACGGCTGGGTGCATCAGTTCCGTGGCGTTGGCTCTCATGTAGTTATTTCTTTTGTAACCTATCTATGTGGTGTTGCAATCGCGTAGTGAACAGTTCATCCATCTTTTCTTTGATGTCTGCTGCCACTTTGTCGTTCTCTATCATCTGCGGTATGCTTGTCGTGTGTATGGCGTACACAGGCATCCTGCTTTCACCCATGCGCTGAAACGGCAGGATAATCCCCTGCTTTTGCGGGGCGAGAAATACGGGGGTGTTGTACTGCGCCTTGCCGGTGAGTTTCTTTTTCTGCCCCTTATAAATCGCCGCCTTGACCGCGTACCTTTTACCTTTCGGCTTTGTTCGCGGGGTCATAGAGAAATGTAGCGGTGTCAGTCTGCGTCCTTTATAAACGAGTTGCAGGCTCTTCACGCTTGCCCCCGCCAGTTTCAATTCCCCCACGGTCTTTGCGCCTAATTTTGCCATCCTGCCCGCTGCCGAAACCTCGCTTGACTTGATGCCGTATACCGCCGTGACTGCCTTTGTTATTTGCGCCGGCGCACGGGACTTGCAGTCGCTGATGGTTCTATCAATCGCCTTCTGCATATCGGCATTCTGCCCTTGTATGGATTCTGCCAGCTTTTTGAAGTTCGGAAGGTCTAACTGTAAATTAACCATAACCGCCTCCCAGTACGCAAAAAACCGCACGGGTTTCCGCACGGTTTTCGACAGCATACAGTATAACACCCTTGACAGCTGTCGTCAACTGCCATTTACTGCCGTTTACTGCCGTTCACTGCCGATTACTGACTTTTTTTCAGTTTTCGGGGCGAAAAATTCTCGCAAGTGCCAGCAACGCCCGTCCGTGCATTTTGAAAACCCTGTTATAGTAACCGTCCCGCTCTGCTTCAAAGTCTTTGTTTTGCCCATAAATTCGGCGACAAATCTCGGACCATTCTTCGGCGTAGTCGTACCGCATTTTTATGACGAGTGATTCGGTGGGACTTAAAACGGACATAAGCGGCTCCAGCTCTCGCCAGTCCGCTTCCAGTTCCGTTTCTCGCTTTTTCAATTTATCTTCAAGTGCTATTTTCCGTAGGACTTGGCGTTCGGTCGGGCCACCGTTGTCCCCGCCTTTCCCTTTCGGCATTCCGTCAAAACTAACCGCTTTGACATCGCCGTACCGCTCTATGGCATATTCCAGTTCCTTTCGGATGGTTTCGCACTCTATCGCTTTGTTGCGGTGCTGATTCAATCTCTTTTTTACCTCGCTCGTATTCGCCATAAATGTCGCCTCCTGCTATTGCCTATTCTGCAAAGATTTTATTGATTTCCTTTTGACTCAGTTTCCTTCCGTTCCTTATGCAGACGACGTTGTTATTTCCGGTTACCATCACAAATCGTTTGACTGTCGCATCCACGTATTTCGGGTCGAGTTCCATCGCGTAGCACACGCGGTCGGATTGCTCGCAAGCTATAAGCGTCGAACCGCTCCCGTTGAACGGGTCGTACACCGTTTCTCCACGTTTAGTGCTATTCCGTATCAACCTCAAAAGCAAGGCGACCGGTTTCATAGTGGGATGCAGTGCGTTCCTTGTCGGTTTGTTTTCGTGAATGACAGTCGTCGGCTCATCCTCTTTCTGCATTGCCGTCAAAATGTCCAGAAGTTCCTGTTTCTTCATCTTGGTGTAATCCACCGCTTCGTCTTCGTAAACCGTTGACTGCGTCCTGTCTTTTGTGAAATAGTGCGCTCCCTCTTTCCAACCGTATAGGCACGGTTCGTGCTTCCACTGATAATCTTGCCGTCCCATTACGAAGGCGTTTTTTACCCATATAATGCACTGTCGCACGTGGAGTCCGACCGCCTCGCAGGTCTTTCTGAATACCAGTCCGTTGCTGTCCGGGTGGAATATGTAAAATGCGCCACCGGGTTTGAGTCTTTCCTTTGCGTTCTCGAAGGATTCAGTCAGCAATCTCTCAAATGCACAGTCGCTCAGATTGTCGTTCGCTATACGCATTTTCTCTTCGGTGCCGCCTTCGTAGTCCACATTGTACGGCGGGTCTGTCAATAACAATTGGGTATACCCCCCCCCTTGCCACATCGCGTCCACATCGCCTTTTTGGGTGCTGTCGCCGCAATAAACACGGTGCTTGCCGCCCAGTATCCAAAGGTCGCCACGGCGGCTTGTAGGCTCTTCTGGAAGGGGTATTTCCTCATCCGCATCTATCAGTCCCTCGGTCGCTGCGCTCAATGCATCCGCGATTTCGCCGTATTCGTCTCGCGTGAACCCCGTCAATTCGATAGGGAATTCTGCCGCATCTATCTTCTCAAACAGCCCCGCCAGTTTTTGCATATCGGGGTCTGCCAGTTCCGCGATGCGGTTGTCCGCTATGAGGTCGGCGAGTTCTTCCGCATCCGATGCATAGTTTTGATAATCTACCGGCACTTCGCTTAATCCCTCCAGCTGTGCCGCGGCAAGTCTGCCGTGTCCTCTGACTATCAACCCCGACCGCGTGCTAACAGTGATAGGGTTTCTCCATCCGGCGTTTCTGATTATCATCCCCAGTCGCCTAAGTTGTTCGTCCGGGTGCATATTCGGGTTTTCCGGATTTGGATGCACGTCCTCAACCGCCACTATTGCGTCGTGGGCGCAGTAGACGGGGATGCCGTCTGCGTAACCTTTTACGTTCATTTTGTTTGTCATAATTTGCTCCTATTTTTTATTTGCCCTTCGGCTCTCGATTCTCGCCTTTACGGCGGCTATCAGTTCGTCTTGGTTCATCCGCTTTCCCCGGAGTGAACGCATAACGTCTATGTCGTGTGTGCCTTCTATCAAAATGTGGCTTACTACCACCGTTTTGCTTTTCTGCCCCTGCCTATCCAGCCTTGCGTTCGCTTGCAGATACCATTCGAGGTTACTCGGCACTCCGAACCATACGATGTTACTCCCGCCCGCTTGCAGATTAAGCCCGTGTCCCATGCTTGCCGGGTGTGCAAAGAGAAGTCTGACTTTCCCCGCATTCCAATCTTCCACGTCTTTTCGCCCGGATATCGTTCTCGGCTCGTATTTCTCAAACCGTTTCATCAGTCGGTCGTAATCGTGCCGGAAGTTGTAAAACACCATCATAGGCTGCCCTGCGTTATCTTCCACCATCTCTTCCAGTGCATCAAGTTTTATGTCGTGAACCCACTGTACTCTCCGCTCGTAACCCGTGACTACGCCATCTTCGTCCACCATCGGCTCTTCGTAGTAGACGGCCCCGTTCGCCATTTGCAGAAGTTTATTCGTAACCGCCGCCTTGTTGCCTGCGACTACCTCCCCCTCTTCCAGTTCGAGGATGCAGTCCGATTCCATCTTGTCGTATTGCTCTCGCGCTTCGGGTGTCAGCTTCAACTTAACGATGCTATCGATTCGCTCCGGCATCTTCAAGTGGTCTTTTGCGGAAAGCGATATCATGATGTCGGACAGCTTGGCGTAGATTTGTTCGCTCGCTCCATCTCTCGGTATCCACTCATAGATGATGTTGCCGTTGCGCCGTCCCGGCATAAAGTATCGGCTTCGGTACGCGGTCATCGTTTTGCCCAGTCGCTCGCCGCTGTCCAAAAGATAGACCTGCGACCATAAATCCTCAAACCCTTGCGGACTCGGCGTTCCCGTCAAAAGAATTACGCGGTCGGTGATAGGTGTTGCTTTTCTTAACGCTTTGAACCGCTGGCTGGAATTGCTTTTGAAGCTCGACGACTCATCCACTACCACCATATCGAACGGCCACGGTATTTTCCGCTTGATGTAAAAGTCTATCAGCCATTTCACGTTCTCGCGGTTGATTATGTAGACGTCGGCCGTCGCGTTCAATCCGGCGATTCGCTGTTTTTCCGTTCCGAGAATTTTGGACAGCCGAAGTTTCCGCAAATGGTCCCATTTGTCTCGCTCGTCTTCCCACGTCACGTCTGCCACGTAAAGCGGCGCGATGACCAGTGCTTTGCTTATCTCGAAGTTGTCGTACATCAGTTTCTCGATTGCCGTTAAGGTGCAGACGGTTTTTCCCAATCCCATTTGAAGAACTGCGAAGACTTTTTTGTTCTCAACCATTCGGTCAATCGTGAATTGCTGATAATCGTGCGGAATGAATTTCATTCGTTGCCTCCCTGTGCTTTTACCTCTTCGATGAATTCCGTCACGGCGGCCGTAGTGTTTATGACTCGCACGTCGAACCCCATAAGCCGCAGTGCTTTGTGGCGGTATTTTTGCAAAGGCGAAAGCCGCCCACCCTTGGGCCTTTTGGTCTCGACAAAAATCACGCGACCGCCCGGAAGACACACCAGCCTGTCGGGCATACCTGCGTCAACCGCCGCGGATAACTTATACGCCGCACCGCCTATTTTCTTGATTTCGTCGCGTAGGTGTTGTTCTATCGGTTTTTCCTGCATACTGCCTCCTGTGCCTACATTCTACAATCTCTACAAAATTTTCTATAAATCCTTCGCGTATAGGTGCATTAGGCGTTTGCGTTCTGCCTATTTACCTATTTGCATTTGCTTTATTAAGAAAAAATGTAGTAAATGTAGGTTTTATCGGTATTCGGAATTTTAAATACTACGTATTTAAGGTCTCCGCTCCCGCTTTTTTCTCGCCTACTTTCTCGCCTACATTGTGTTCTAAAATGTAGGTCAAATGTAGGTTTTTCGTTTTTGAGAATGTAGTCGCCTTTTGTGCATACCTACTTTTTTTCGATTATGCGGATTCCGTTTCTTTGCGCTGCGCTAATTTCCTTCCGCATCCCGTTGCTGATTCCGTACCGAGTGCAAAGCCATAGTGCATCGCAACGTGTCAAAAACTCAATTCCCGCCAGAATGCCCTTTCGCCGCGCAAGCGCATCTTCATCGTCCAAAATATCGGGAAGGTATAAATGCGGAGCGTAAGGGGCCGCACCCTCTTGCAAAGCCGATAACGCCATCTCTTGGGCATAGCGACGGTACTCTGCGCGTCTTTCTTCGCTGTTCGCTTTGAAAGGACTGCAGATGAAAACTGCTTTTATTCTATCGTTCATATCTCGTCTCCCCAGCAATCCCACCCTGCACGTTCACGCCGCGCATAAAGTTCGAGCTTCTTTTCGGCAGGGTATAACCGCTCCATAATCTCATAGGCGATTCTCGGCTTTTGACTGTGCCGTTCGGCGCGTTCCGTGAACACGCTATGTATCTTGCCTCGTTCCGCTTTTGCTACCGGGCGCAATTTGCCGCGGTACATAAAAAGCAGATATTCGTGTCCATATCTTATCGTGAACGCTGCAGGGATTCCGTTTTCTTTGTTCCAGACCATTCGGGCGTGGAGCTTGTATCCGAGCCTTTCGGCTATCGTCTGCGCTTCGAAGAGGTATTTGTCAATCGTCCAAAGGAAGAGTACGCTATTCGGCTCTGTACGCCCCACAGCGGTGCGCAGGTGGCTCTCTATCTCTTCCAGCGGTATTGTCCTGTAATCGAGCGGGAGTCCGCTACTGTGCGCTCTGACGGCTTTACGGCCGCCCTTGCTTTGTTTCCACGGCGGGTCGGCGCAAATCACGCCGTACCGCTCCGTTGTGCTGAAAATATCAACTTTCATTCTCGCCGTCCTTATTCGTTCTCGAAAGCGTTTTTGATGTCGATGCGGATAATCTTTCCGCATTTATAGACCGTGATATTACCTTTCTCCAGCTTCTCGCAGAGACCGCTTTTTATCGTCTCCACGGCTTTCAAAATCCATTCCGCGTTCATTGCTTTTTCCACCTCCTTCCCGCGCAAGCGAAGAAGTCTTCGGTCGGCGCAGAAAATCCGGTGATTACTACGGCAGGCGTTGTTTCGTTGCAGAAATAGTCGCCTTCGCCTATGTAGGTGCAGTTCGCGCAATTGTGGCATCCCTTTGCATCAAGGTCGATTCCGCTTTTGCGGCGACCGCCGTTCTTATGCTTTTTGTTCATAATCAATCCTCCGTTTTCGGTTTAATAAATCCGCGCTGCGAGCCATACGGTCCGAACTTGTCCGGGTATTTGCTTTTTATCCATCCGAGCTTTTCCAGCATCGCGTTTATTTGGCGCGTATCGCTTTTCAGCATCCGCGCTTCGGGTTGTTGCAAGCATTCCGTCCAGACCTCTATGGCGCAGACCTTTGTCCGTTCTACGCCGTTAGGCGAGCCTTTGAAAGTCTCCACGCTGGAGTAATATTGCATTCGTTCAAATGATGTTTTCGCCGCCCAGTCTGCGGGCAGTGGTATACTTAGGTATCTTTCGATTATGCCCTGCCGAGGGTCTTCGCTGGTGTGCTTTTCCTGCTCTCTTTGCGCGGCGGCGGCTTCTTCATCGGTCAATTCCATAATGTTCTCGCCTGCGCGGTAGAGTTCGAGAGCTTCGGCCCATACTTGATGCACCTCTTCGGCTGTCATCCCGTTCGCGCCCCACACTGTTTTTGTTCGGCGTTCCGCATTTGTATCGACTACCCAAAACCGCCTATTTCCGGTATCGTCTTCAAGGAACGAAGACTCATTTGTCGTGCCGATGAATATGCTGTGTCTACGGTTGATGGTTACGTTTCGGGCATAAGCCTTACGGTAGGTATCCTCGGTTTTGCTTATGTAATTTTTGATTGCGTCCCTGTCGCTCTTTTTCAAAGCGGCGAGTTCGCCCATCTCCACTATCCACGCGCCGTCGAGAGCTTCATAGCTCTCTTTGCCGCGGATTTCGGTTATCGAGTTGCTGAACCATTCCCCTGCGAGCCTTTGCACGATTAGCGTCTTTCCTATGCCTTGCTTTCCTACGATGGTCAGCATATGGTCGAATTTGCATCCGGGGTCATATATTCGTGCTATCGCGGCTATTATCGTTTTCCTTGTTACGGCTCTCACGTATGCGCAGTCTTCTGCGCCGAGGTAGTCAATCAGCAGTCGCTCTACTCTCGCGCGTCCGTCCCACGTCGTGCTTTCTATGAATTGTTTTACGGGGTGGAACGACCGTTCCTCGAAAACGAGGGCAAGTGCATCGAGCAGTTTCCCTTTTGCTTCGATGCCGTAGACCGATTCCATATAATCGCGCAGTCCCGCGTCGTCGACGTCCGTCCACATCGCTCCGTCGCGCGGCCACGGCAGTTCGCCTTTGACCGTGCATCGGTCGCGGAAGAGGTCGCGTCCGTGTATGGCTTGCAGATTCGGGTCGTTCTGAAGGATGAGTTTCAAATTGGCAATTGTAGGCTCGTAACCGCCCGCTTTATTCGTCTTGAGCTTTTTCATCCATTCCGCATCATCGCTGTCTTTGAAACCGTCTCCGAATTCGGCTTTCGCCTTTTGTATCTTTTCTTCGCCTATGGTGAGCTTCACGTTTTCGTCCGCTCCGACCAGCTCCATCATTTTGCCCCAGCTCGGCAGCTTATTGACGGGTGTGCCTTCTTTCGCATCAAGGTCTTCCTCCCCGAATAAGTGAATACGCACAAGGTCAAAAGCGTTGCAAAGCTGACCGCTCGCAGGGTCTGTCGCGTGGTTGCTGTAGGCGAATTTGTCTTCATAAATCACAAGACCCGCCGCTGTGCTGCCGTTCGCATAAGTGTATCTGCCCGGCGTACTGCATTCGGTGTAAACGTCCGGAAGGAATGTCGCTATTGCATCCTCTATCGTGTAAGTTCTGCAAAATGCGCCGATTAGTCCGGTCTTAGCGAGAGGGTCGCCTTGCTTTTCTGCGGCTTTCTTGCGCAGGCCTTTGCATCTGCTGGATTCGGGCCAGTTCGAAGTGTCGCGCCAGTCCGTGTATTTGGAAAGTACCGCATCCGGGTCTAAAATGGGCGCATCCACATACTCGAAGAAGAATTCCGCATCCTTCGACGTGCTGGGCCAGTACATCAGCCGTGTCGGCTCGTAGGTCGTATCGTCGAAATAGTCAATCCCCAGTTCGTTTGCAACGAACCGGGCGATGGCTTCGTACTCTTCGGGTGTAACGTCACGGCTCATCGGTATAATGAACCTAAGGCGCGGATGCTCCGGCGTATGTTTGTGCGTGGAATACGCGGCGACCGCATATGTCGTCATCAATTCCACGTCATCCCAGAAATCGGTCGGAGCGAAGTCGGCATCCAGCGTGATTAAGCTACGCGATTGAACGTATCCGTTTCTGCGCCGTCCGTTCTTCAAAACGCCGCCTACGAAACCACCTATGTCCTTTATTTGCGATTGGCTGTCTTTGCCCATGTTGCGGTATTCGGCAGCTGTTTCGTGCGTCCTTACGGTTTCCGAGATGCGCTCCAGCAGCTCCGACCACGTAACAGTTTTGTTTTTCCATTTTTTCTCGAAACGGTCGCGTCCTATCGCTATATGTAATTCCAGCCGTGCGCCGTTTTTTAACTTGATTTCTGCCATCGCTTGTCTCCGTCAATCTTTTTTGTAGTAAGTCGTTAGGTATCCCTCGGCGTTCAGCGGTAGTCCTTTCAGCCATTCAACGTCTTTAAGCCGCATAATGTCGCGTATGCGCTCCATATCGGTTTCCGCGCTGTCTCGGTCGACCTCTACGATTACTTCGTCGTGAACGTGAAATTGCGGGGTGTAGCCTGCCTTATCCAGTCTCAGCATTGCCGCTCCGAGACAGTCTCTCGCTACAGCTTGCGTGATGTTTTCGGTTATCTTGCCGCCGTAGGTGTCCACGGTTTCCCATTTCTTCGTTTCGGGTGTCTGCCCCATGTATTTGATTGAGCTTCGCATTCCGATACGCTCTATTCGCGCTTTTTGGTATGCGAGAGCGCGTCCGGACGGAAGTGTGATGTATAGCGTTCCGTCCAGCATCTGAAAAGTGATGCCGTGCTGGATTGTTATGCATACGCCGGGGTGCGCTATGGCCTTTTTTGCCGAGTTCTCCGTCGTTCGCCACAATTCCGTTATTTTGCTGTTGCTTCCCCGCCATACGTTGACGATGTGCTGCATTTCGTCTTCGGTCAGTCCCATCGCCTCGCCACCCATTTTCTTCATTGCGCCGACCGCGCCTTGATAGCCGAGGGCAAGTTCGGCGACCTTTCCTTTTTTCCTAAGTGGACTGTCTTTCGTGATTTCCTCTATCGGAACATTGAACATTTGGCTTGCCGATGCCTCGTATATTTTGCCGTGTGTCCGGAATACCTCCAGCCGCCACTCTTCGCCTGCCAGCCACGCTATGACGCGGGCCTCGATGGCTGAATAGTCGGCAACGGCGAACGTCCTTCCTTTTCGCGCTATGAAGCTCGTTCGTATTAACTGGCTGAATAAATCCATAGGCGACTCATACAGAATTTCCAAAAGGTCGAAATCTCCGTCTCTGACTATCTGATGCACGAGGTCAAGGTCTTTCAGCTTGTTCTGCGGTAGGTTCTGTAATTGCACGATGCGTCCTGCCCACCGTCCCGTTCTCTCTGCTCCGTAGAATTGAAGCATTCCGCGTATGCGTTTGTCGTGGCATAATGCCCGCGCCATCGCGTCGTACTTGGCCACGCTGGTCTTTCCGAGTTCCTGCCTTATCTGCATAAATTCCACCACGTCGGGTTCGCTTTCTCTGCATTCGCTTATCAGCTGTTTTACGCCGTCCTTATCAAGTGAAGGCGGGTCAAGGTGTTTCGACCTTAGCCACTTGCGGATTTGCTGAAAACTCGACGGATTATCTATTCCGCTTATTTGTCGGGCGCGGGTTTCGAGTCTATCGGAATACCGCTCCGAATAATGAAGGATATTTTCTACGAGCGTGGTGTCTATCAGAACACCGCCCTCGTTTATTTTCTGGTCTAAGCACCACAGTGCGTGTTCTTCCGGTATGGTCTCCGGTGCGGATTCCATAACGTGGAATATGGCTCGTTCGGTTACCACGTCTTGTTTGTTGTACTCTTTATACAACGCCCATTTTTCCGGTTCATGGCGCGGAAGATTTCGCGTCCGTCTGCCATTCGTCTTCGTAGGGGCGCAGGGCCTCGAAAAGTACATAATAAGTCGTTTGCCGATTGCCATTTTCTTTTCGTCCTCTTTTAGTCCGAGGGCGTTGCCCACATCTGCGAGGCTCCGAGGCAAGCCGAGCGTGGAGGCTCTGACCGCCGTGCATTCCCATTGCGCCGGGTCCATATAGATATCCAGCCATTTGGTGAGACACGTTCTCTCGAAGTTCGCGTTGTGCGCGATTTTTATGACATGGGGATTTGCCAAGTCGGCGAGAACCTTTGAAGGGAGGCTCTCGCCGCAGGCAAAGTCCACAACGTCGACGGGGTCGTCGTTGTAGGCATACGCGAAGAGTAGAACCTCAAATGCGGGGTCATCCACGTAGCGGTACACCCCGCACGTCTTGAGGTCGGTCTCCGAGTATGTCTCGATGTCGATAAAAAGTTTTTTATCCGAAGATGTCGTCATCGTCGTCGTCGAAGTCGTCGCCGAAGCCATCGCCGAAATCGTCCTCCGCACGGCTACGCCCGCTGAGAGGTTCGCCGTCTTTGAGTTTCTGCACGTTGTTCAGTCCCGCCGCTACGCCGTTGCTACCGCTGGTGTTGAACGGATAGAAGTTGACCGCTACGCGGCCGTAGCAGCCGGAGTATACCTCTTCCGCGTCGAGTATCGGTTGTACGTTCTTGTCGACGATGCCGGGTTTCGTTTTGCTGGAACAGTTGAAGAAGTAACTGTTTTCGAAGGCCTCGTCGTCGGGGCGTTCCTCGTCGCCGTCGCGCAGGGGCAGTTTGAGTTTTGCGGGAATTTTCCCTTTCCACTTTGCGGTCTTACCCTGCTCTTTGGCGGTCTCCACGGCGGCGTTGATTGCCGCTATCGTCTTCTTGTCCGATTTCGGGATGATGATGCAGACGCTGTATTTTTCGTCGCTGCTGTCGTCCATCGCCGAGGGTTCGAAGATATGTACGTAAGAGAAACGCACCAGTCCCGTTACCACTTTGGTGTTTGCTTCGTTGTTTGCCATTTTTATAAGTCTCCTTATTGATATTTTCTCGCACAGTTGACTCGGTGCGGAACGAGTTCAAGATTGGACTGGCGGTTATTCCGCTTGTCTCGGTTTAGGTGGTCGATGGAGAGGTGTATATCTCTCAGCTTTCGGGTATTAGGCGGGATGGTGTTCCCGTTGCAATCTCCGAAAAATTCAACCACCTTTATGTGTGTGAACGGTCGGACTCTTTCGCCGTGAACCGTGAAGTCCGGGCGAAGGTATCCCGATGAGTTCGGTTGCTGGGCGAGGATTCGATTGCTTTTCTTTGAATACCACCGCCCCATATTGCTGACAAAATATTCGTCATAGGCTTCTGCCCATTGTTCGTTCGGCAAGTGCCGCGCCTTTACGGGGGATTTCATTACACCCCCCCCCTCAGTCTGGGATGTCGTCGGCGAAATCGTCGGCGGCCGAGCTTTTGTAAGGTTCGCGCGAGTCGCTTTCGGGAACGAGAACGGGTGCGCCTTGCGGCTTCTCTACGAATTTGCCTACCAGTGCCGTGAAGTTCTTTTTTCCTACGAGAGCTTCGAGCTTCGTCAGACTCTGCAGTTTCCGTTCGAAGAGCAATTCTTCGGCGTAGCCGGCCGCTGTCAAGGCTTTGACCGCACCGTCCTCGTCCGTAATCTTGCGCCGCGTGATGCCTTCGACGACTTTGTATCCGCTGTATATCTCGCCTGCCAGTGCCTGTTTGAGGGCGTAATCCTGAACCTTTTTCGCCCAGTCGATGAGTTCATCGAGCAGAGGGAGCAGTTGCTCAATCTCGCCCTTGGAGAGCAGGTCGGGGTCTTTCAGCGTCTTTTCGTCGAGCTGCATTGTTGTCTTGGTTTGTTTTGCCATTTAGTTTCCTCCTAAAATTTCGGATATTTTTCCGAGCAAGTATCCGGCTCTTGCTCTACACGCTGCCTTTGCTTTGCAGAATTTGCATTGTGCGCCAGTCGCGTATTCGCGCGTCGAGTTCGCGGCTTTGTCGGCTCTCGGCTTCAATACACCGTCTGCCCATTCGAGTAAATCTTCCACGGGCATCGTCTCCGTGCTGATGTTGTTGATTCGCGGCTGGACTATATGCATCGTGACCGTTTTGAGGTTGTCGTAGATGCACTCCATTTCCTGCAAAAAGCCGAGTGCGTATGCCCGCATCTGAGAATTGTTTTCGGCGTTGACCGGGACGCCCTTTCCGTATTTGAAGTCCACGATGTGAAGGTCATCCCCACCTACGGCGCAAAAGTCGACCGTTCCGAAAGCATCCGGCACCCAGCGGTCAAACCGTACCCGTTGTTCGATGTACGCTCGCGCTTGATGTCCGTCCAGTTGCATCGTCTCGACGATGTTCTTGCAATACTCCACGTATCGTCCCGTGAATTGCCACATTTCGGGCGAGGTCGTTTCTTTGAGGACATTAACCCTTTCGCGTTTCTTCGCGTCCGTGGGGTCGAATTCTGCCCTCAGACGCGCCTCTGCGACTGCGTGGGCGGTTGTGCCTTCTTCGGCGTAAACGCTGCCCTCGTCTTCGAAGAGGTCTTCAAGGATTACGCTCCCCGGACACGCCATCCAGCGACCGGAGCCGCTTGCGCTTAACTTTGCGTGAACGTCGGGCATTAGAGCAGTTCCTTTAATTTCTCGGCGAATTCATCCCACTTGTCTGCCGGAAGCGCGGAGATGTTCTTTGCCGAGTAAGCGTTCAGCAACGCTTTTACTTTGTCGATGCTGCCCGTCTTCGTCTTAACGTCTGCGGCGAGTGCGCGTATCTCTTCCTGCGTAACTTTCGGCTTGTCCTTTTTGCCTGCGCTCACGCCGTCAGAAACGGGCTTTGTCGCCTTTTTAGATGCGGGGGCGGGTGTTTCCTCTACCGCATCCGTACCGCCGTTTTCTTCGGCATACATCGCTTCGAGAGCCTCACGCTTTTGCTCTTCCGTACACTCGTCTTCGTCCGTCGCGTCGGCTGCGCTGTTTACGGTCGTCACGATAGTGGTCGCGTTCTTTTTGCTTTCGCCAAGTGCGGCGATGAGCCTGTTCAGTATGCTGTGCGTTCGCTCATCGAGCGAAATTGTTACTTTAATTTCCATAATTTTAACTCCTGTCGAATTTTGATTTTTAAGACCCTTTGTCGTTATTCCAGAGCCTTTGTCGAATGATGGTTTTCTTTGTAAAAATTTGCTTATCTTGCGTTTTCCGTGTATCCGCATTCCGGACATTGCCAGACGCCGGCCTCTTCGTCGTACTCCATATCTGCATCGCAGTTCGGACACGTCATCGCTTGTTCACCTCCTTTCGGTTTCGGTTCGAACAGTAGCGTGTATAATTCGTCGAGCCACCGTCCGACCTCTGCCGGTATTTCCTGTCCTTTAGTCATTGCCGCGAACCACCTCCTTTATTATTGTTTTGTGGTCTGTAAGTCCACTTTGTCGGCAAAAAAATTTACTGCTCTATCGTCAGCAAATCTAACGGCTTAATCCCGTAGATTTCCGCGATTTGCGCGACCGTATCAACGCGCATAACCGTTCTACCCTTGAGGTAACTGCGCAACGTGGCCGGGACGATTCCCAGCTTTTCAGCGAGGACATCCTGCGTGTCGCCGTGTTCGGCCATAAGTCCTTTTATCTTTGCTACATTTACCTGCATTCATCTTTACCTCCTATTTAGATTCCGTTCTGCTTTGGTATTCAGCCACCGCCGTGAAAAGGTCTTTGTAGTAGCTGCCCCATGTCCAGCTCCCGTCCGGTTCAACGGGACTTGGCGCGATTATGTATTCGTTGCGTTCGACGGCTGCTATCAGCATAAAGCCTTTGCGCTCATCGAGCAGAATGCATTTTCCGCATCCTTTGTTGTAGAACTCAGCCATTTTGCACCTCCTTGGCTTTTATTCCTTTTATCGCTTGCAACACTGCCGCCAGCATAGGAATAACTATTGTATTTCCCGCTTGCTTGTAGAGTTGTGAGCTTGCTTTGTCTCTGCCCTTGTAGTGCTTTTCTTCGAGTGCTTTCTTCGCCGTCTCGAATTGCTCATCCGTAAATCCAAATAACCGCCAGCACTCTTTCGGGGTCAGCTTCCGTACCAGACACGGCTTGCCGTCGATGATTACGATGTAATCGTCCGGAAACTCCCCCGTTTCAGTGTCACGCTCTATCACGACGTTGTCTTTCTGAACGGATGTTATGGTGTTTGTGCATTGGTCGGCTCTGATTTCCAGCATCTGCACCGTGGGTGCGCCCGCTGTCCTGTCGCTTGGATTCTCCGGGTTTCTGCCCCGTAATGCCCCCACTACGAACACGTTTTCCTGAAAGGTATTCGCGGTTACCGTAGGCACGACGTTGCCGTCTCTGATGCCACCGTCGTTCTTTCCGCGCGGTCTCTGCAATATCTTGACCTCGGTGTTCCCGCCCGCTCCCGTGGGTATTGTGGGGCATACGCCGTCTTCGTCGTAAACTCGCCGACTGATGTCGTGCATCTTGTCCCATTTGTCTCCGACCAGCATTCCGACCGGCTTTAATTCTTTTTCACTCATTCTCGGTTACCTCCTGCACGACGATGTCCCATCGGTGCTTTTCGTCTCGGCTTCCGCGTCCTCCGACACGAATAGCGCGACACACGTCGGTTCTTTGAATTCTCGCGCTGTTAAGGTTCGACAAATCGTCCCCCCCCCCGCGTGTACTATGGAGTGATTCCGATGGCAGAAGTTGCTCTCCAACCGCGACTGTATTGCGTCTGCTTTGATGTAGTATTTTCGGTCTACCACCGGTTCGAGCAGGTCTTTTAGCTTCAATTCCAGCGGTATCGGTTTCGGGAACGCGAACCCTTCGGTATCGTTCAAAATCGAGACGGCTATCACTCTTTCGCGGTTCTGCGGCATCCCGTATCCGGTTGCGTTCAAAACTTGCCAGTATGTCGTGTATCCCAGCTCTTCGAGTTGTTTGAGCCATTCGTCGAAATGCGGTTTGAATTTCTTTTGCACCAGTGCTTTTACGTTTTCCATCAAAAGATATTTAGGCGGCGACCCCCCCCATTTTTGGTGTAGGCTCTGAGCAGTCGGCGCACCTCCCACAGTAGGCTGCTCCGCGTTCCGCTTCCCTCGGCGAACCCCTTTTGTTTTCCAGCGTTGCTTATGTCGGTGCAGGGGAAGCTGTAAGTCAGCAGGTCGCATTCCGGGAGCCGCTCCACTTTCGTGATGTCGCTCGGCTTGTAGTCCGTTCCGTGTATGGCGTTGTATGCGGTTACGCAGTACGGGTCAATCTCTACGATTCCGACTGATTTCCACTCTGCACCTATGTGGTCGAGAGCGGCTGCCTGTGCGCCTATTCCGGCGAAAAGCTCTACTACCCTCAGCATTCGTGCATCACCTCTTTTACGGCGGTTTTCAGCCTCGTTACGGTCGCCTTGTCGACGAATTCCCACGGGTATCCCTTGTCGCATCCGAAATGTCCGTATATCGCCGTGTGCTTGTAGCCTATGTCTTTCAGCTTAAGCTGCCGTATGATGCCCGCAGGCGTAAGGTCAAACGCCTTACTTATCGCTTCGGCGATGTACCTATCCGGGGTGGTCGTCCAAGTCCCGAACGTATCCACGTTGACTGCAGTGGGTTGCGCTCTGCCTATTGCGTAGGCGATTGCCACCTCGCATTTGTCGGCAAGGTCGGCTTTTACTATCGCGTTGGCAATGTAACGCGCCATATACGCGCCGGAGCGGTCAACCTTCGAAGGGTCTTTCCCGCTCATCGCGCCGCCGCCATGATGCGCAATGCCGCCGTAAGTATCAACCATCAGCTTGCGTCCGGTCAGTCCCGTGTCGGCTTCGAACCCGCCTTTGACGAACCGTCCGCTGGGGTTGATTATAATTTCGGTCTTGCTTATATCGAAATCGCAGAGCGCGGGTTTGATTATCAATTCGCGCACCCCGTCTCTCAATGCGTCGAGGTCTGCATCTGCATCGTGCTGAACCGAAACCAGCACCGACGCTATGTATCTGAATTTGTCGTCTTCGCCGTATGCGACCGTTACCTGCGCTTTCCCATCCGCGCCCACTTTCAACTCGTTACGGCTCTCGCGCATCCGCATAAGGTTATCGGTCAGTCGGTGCGCAAGGTCGGTGGCAAGCGGCAATTGCGACAGCGTATCGTTCGTTGCGTAGCCGTACACTATGCCTTGGTCTCCCGCGCCTTGTTCGTGAGTCTCGCTCTCGTCGACCGCTTGTTTGATGTCCGGGCTTTGCGCGAAGATATCGTCTACGAAGCTGTCAGGCGGCTCGTAGCCGATTTGCTTGATGGCTTTTTCCGCTACCGCTTGGTAGTCCACTTTTGCTTTTGTCGTTATTTCGCCGGCAATCATCAGCACCTCGTGCGAGAGCATAACCTCACAGGCCACTCTGCTTTCGCGGTCTTGCGCCATGCATTCGTCAAGGATGCAGTCCGCGATGTAATCGGCTAATTTGTCCGGATGCCCAGCTGTTACGCTTTCTGCTGTTATAAATTTCATTGTGTATCTCCCTCGGTCTGCTCGGCTTGGAGCAGCCGGTCAATCTCTGCGATGTCGTTCTTAAATTTCGCCATCGTTTCTTCGTGGTTACGTACCTCTTCGCGCATCGCGTTCTCGGTCTGCGCTTTGTATGCTTTCAACGCCTCACGGATTATCGCGCTATGCGGCAAAGGTGCGCTTGGCTCTTTTTCTTCGTTCGGGGGTTGGGGGGGGGACTGGGTGCGTTTGCCTCTCGGCAATTCTCGCCAGCTGATGCCTCCCTCGACCAGTATTTTCTTGATGTCTTCCGGGGTACAGAGATTGAGCTGCGCCAGTATGCCGACTTGCTTCTTTTTGTCCTTGGCTTCCTTGTAGCTTCTGACTATTTCGTGTGCCGTCATTTCCATGCCTTACCTCCTTCGCCTGCTCGCCGATTTTAATGTGTCGGGATTTACCGCCGTTACTTTGATGTCGAATTTGGCTTCCACGGTGATGCCTTTCTCGGCGCAACGGCGCACCAGCTCCGCCTCTAACACACCGCCTATGCTCTCAACCACGCCCTTAGCGGCTACCATCAGCGCGGTCTCTTCGATTGCCTTGTATGCGTCCTTATCAATCGCCATCGTTCGCGTCCTCCCACAGTTTCAATTCGTTTTCGTCGTCAGTCGCCATAATTTGTGAAATCGAAACCTCATAGGCTGTTCTGGTCTCTTTGTTTCCGTCCGTCAGTGTCTTTTCGTATTCGCGGCTTTGAATTCGTCCGAGTATCTGCACTCGGTCTCCGGTCGATAAACCGCTTACAAAACGAGCGTTTCGCCCCCATGCTATGGCGGGTATGTAGTCCGATTTGTTGTAGGCGCGGTTTACGGCTATCAGCACGTCGGCAATCTCGCGGTTGAACGGCGTTGTCCTGTAGGTCGGCTTTTTGCAAATATACCCGGCAAGTGCCACGATGTTTGTTTTGTCGCCCTTAGGCTCATCCAGCAATTCGAGGATGAACACGTAAAGCTGAAGGCGCGATTTGCCGTCTATGATTTTGTTGTAAGAACGGAATTGCCCCAGCGCATGAATGGTCTTTCCCTCTGCCCAGTCTTTCGGCATGATGCGTTCGGAAATGACGACGGGGAGCGTGTCGTGCGTTCCGGAAAGGCGGGCGATTCTCACTTTGCACTCGTAGAATTTTTCGCCGTAGCTTTCGTGCGAGAACACGCTTTCGCTTGCAATCTCGCCGCTGATATAGGTTTTGTTGTTCTGCTTATTTTCTGCCATTTGATTTTCCTCTTTTCTTTGATTTCTTTGCCGCTTGCGCGGTTTGGTGTTTCAGTTTTGCGATTAGTATCGCTGTCTCGGTTAGCTCTGCGTCGGTCTTCAGTAAACCGTAGCGGTTCAAAATTGCAAGCTCTGTCCGCGTTATAATCGTCAAATTTTCAAGTGCCACGTTTTCATGGTTGCCGTCTTTAAACAGAACGATTGCGCCTTTAGGTAGGGGGCCGTTAGCGGCTTCCCATATGAGGATGTGTTCCTGTCGCCAGTCTCGCGCCCCTTCGCCCAGCTTTCGCCATAGGTATCCGTCAGATTTCATCAGCACCGTTCCTATCGGCTGTTTGTTGTACGGGGTGTGTCCTTTGCTGAACCAGCTTTTTTCACATCCGGGCGGGCAGTAGCCTTTTTTGCCTTTGTTTGGCGGTATCGCTCCCGGTTTAATTCGACAGTCGCGGCCGTTGCGGAGTTTGAACCTCGACGTATACGCTTTTATTTGCTCCGTCGTATAATCCGTTCCGAATTGCCCATTCAGCAAGTTTGCCAGCTCTTTCATCGACCGCCCCGTCACGTTCTCGCGTATAAACTGTGCAATTTCGGGCGGGTATCGTTTCGACGGTCGTTGAAGGGGTTTATGCCATAATCCGTTTGTCAATTTGTGATTGCTCGCGTAGGCGTGTATTTGGCTTGTCGTCATTTCGATACCGAATGTTGCGCTTACCAACTCTGCCAGTTCGGAGTAATGCTTACCTTGCACGTTCTCAGCTATAAAGGCTTGCATCTCCGGCGTGTAGATTCTACGCGGCATTAGCTACCTCCCCCCCCACCGAGAAGTCCTTTCCTCTCGACGGGTTCGTCTTTACCGCGTAGTCCGTATCGGAGCATTCCCGGAAGCGGCACCTCGTCTCCGTCCGGAGTCGTGTAGCCGTACTCGTTGACGAGTTGCATCGTCTTAAGCGCAAGCTCTCCGTTTCGGATAACTGTCTCCGCGACCTTTGTAACTGCCTGCGCTTTGTTGATTTCGCGCTGGAGCTGCTCATCGGATAGGTCATCGTTTGTGATGGCATCTAACGCGCTGAACAGGTATTCATTAAGGTCTGCAAGTGAATTCATATTTACCTCCTTGGTTTTCGGTGACGCCCTTGCGGGCGTTTCGGTCGGTTACCGTCCGGCTCTCGTCAGACCGAAGTTTCTATCATAATCTCGCCGCGATTGCGTCCCGCCATACCGCCGCGCTCGGCGTATTTTATCGCTTGGCTTTTGGTATCGTGTCGTGCGCTTTCGTAGGCATTGAATTTGTTTACGGTGCATCTCGTGTTCGGGGCGGGTTCGACTATCAACGTCCCGAAGGAGCTGTGCCAGCCAGTCGAGGTTTTCTCAATTCGCCATACGTTCTTTACTGTCGTCATGCGCACCCCCTATTCTTCCATCCCGGCAAATCTCGGCAGAAACCGATTATCGAAGGTCTTGTTTACCCTGTCGATGTGGTTTTGAATTTCAATGAAGTCGTGCGCGAAATTGAAAGCATCGGCGTTCAGCCAGTCGGCAAGTCTAATGTTGAAATGTTCGGCGGCGAGGTCTACGTCCATTTGAGCGGTTATTCTCGAACCGCGTCTGATGCCCATTTCCTCGGCTCTGGTGCATATTCTTGCTATCAAGTTCAGTCTCTCGATTGCCTTATCGGATGCGGTTTGCTTAGCGTTCATTTGTTATCCTCCGAGTCTTGTAAATATTTTTTGAGGAATTCTTCCGGGTCCATCGTTTCGTAGTCATCCTCAGCGTCGCTATCGTAGCAGTCACTTTCTCGTTCGTATTCGTCGTAGCGGTCGTTTTCAGCTTCAAAGTCGTAATATGTGGGGTCGGTGTCTCCGCACCTTCCGTCGCATCTTCCGTTCAAAATGCAATCATCGCAAAGGCTCATTCGTCATCGTCCTCCTCGTCTTCGTCGTCATAGGAGTCATCTTCGTCGAAGCTGTTTTTCGTGATGCGACCGTAAGTGTAGCCGTTGTCGTTTTTAAGGTATACCTTTGCGTCTTCGTCGAAGTCTTCGAGGTAGGCTATCAGTTCGCCAACCGTCATCGTCTTTCCGCATTGGTCGGGACTGTATCCGTCTCTGCGTCCGTCAATGAATACTTTTGCCATTTGTGTTTCCTCCGTGTGGCCTGTCATCTTCAGAGCGGGTAGGCCGTCTTCCCGCTGACACCCTTTCGGGCGTTTCGACTTATAACTCCATGCTGTAGATTGTGATGTATTCCTGTTCGTCGTCTTCGGGTTCGGCGTTGACCAGCACCCTGTGTCCGTTCAGCGTTGCGCTGAAATGAAAATTGCCTTCGTGCTTGCAGCTCCCTGCATCGAGGTGCAGTGCGTTTTCTATTGCAGTCGTGTGGTTCTTTACTCTCATCTCGTTTCTCCCTTAGCGGATGCGCTCCGCTTTGATTTTTCCGTTGCTCTCGTAGACGTTGACCTCGAAGGGGTTTTTGTCGCTTTCGGTGTAGTCGCCGTTTATGGCGTATCCGATGTGAATTGTAATCTGCGACCATTTGTTTCCGCATCCGCTCCCTTCCATAAGTGCCACCGTTCGGATGTCGCCTTTGCCCTCTTTGTTGAAAACCGCCATTGCCTTGTTGATTGCCTGTGTGCCAGTCATTTGTGTTACCTCCTTGTTTGCGCGGCTGTAGGGGATTGTGACCTTCTGCCTGTCCGCATTAACGGGCATTCGCCCGCCACTCTGCTTTTAGTTTTCGTAGGAATATAATTGACCGTCTATCATCTCCCATTGCCATCCCTTGCAATTAAATCTGATGTAGTTCCAGTCGGTCGATTCGTATTGCGGTTTGCGAGTGTAGGTTTTGTCCGGGTAGATGCGGTGGTTTTCTGCGCGGTAGGTTTTGACCTCGGTTATAATTTCGATTTGGCTAAACTCGAACCCGAATTCCCTATTGACGTAGGCTTTCGCTTCGTTTTCGCTGATGTCCGCATCCAGCTTTTGGTATTCCTCTTCGGGAAGGTGCGTTCCCGCCGTGTAGTCTTTGCCAGTTAAAATGTTCATTTTGATTTACCTCCGATGTGTTTGTGGACTGTCTGTCCACGTTGTATGGCTATTATAATCCTTTGTGGACTGTTTGTCAACAGTTTTTCTGCGTTTTTTCAAAAAAAATTTTTCTTATTTTGATTAAAAAATTGACTGCAAGTCCACAAAAGGGTATAATAAAAAGCGAGGTGCATCGTTATGAATAGACTTAAGCAATTACGCACGGCTCGAAAAATGTCGCTTCGTAGCCTTTCAGAACAGACTGGAATTGAATTCTCATCAATCGCTTACTATGAACGCGGGGAGCGGAATTTCTCGGTTAAAAGTCAGCAGGTTCTTTCTGACTTTTTCGGCGTGTCAGTCGACTACTTGCTCGGCAAATCTCCCGAAGATATGTTTAACGATTTCGTGGATTCTCTTCGCAACGATTTTATGGTTGAAACAGCTTACTCGGACGGGGATGTTACTCAGTCGCTATCCCCCGCCGTTCCCGAACCCGTGAGAACAAAAATTGAAATTCTGCTTTTGCTCCGTGGTATAGACAGCAAGACCAGCCTTGATATGATTCTCGAATTCGCAAAGATGCGAACCGCTCACGACGACTTTTCTAAACCTGTGGGAGACGATGAATAATGGACTTGCTTGCCTATTGCCGGTATTCGTCCGAAAACCAGCGCGACGGTTACTCTATCGAGGCGCAAGTCCGCGCCATCAAAGAGTGGGCAGCCCGTGAAGGGCATACCATCCGAAAATTTTACATAGATGAGGCGAAATCCGGAACGACTGACGACCGCGAAGAATTCCAGAAAATGATTGCCGAGTCTGCCGGGAGCGGCTGCAAGGGCATTGTCGTTCATAAGCTCGACCGATTCGCCCGTGACCGTTATGCGTCGGCTGTTTATCGCCACAAGCTGAAAGAGAACGGTCTGCGCGTCATCTCCGTACTCGAACCCCTCGACGACTCGCCGGAGTCTATCATGATGGAGGCGGTGCTTGAGGGTATGGCAGAATACTATTCCCGTAACCTCTCCCGCGAAGTTCGCAAAGGTCAAAAAGAGGCCGCGCTGAAAGCACAGCACGTTACCGGCCCCGTTCCTTACGGCTACCGCGTCGACGAACACCACCGCTATGTCGTTGTTCCCGAAGAGGCCGCTGTAATCCGCGAAATTTTCCGCAGGCTGGACGGCGGCGAAAGCATCGCCGATGTTACTCGCTGGGCGGTTACTCACGGCATCAAAACACATAAGGGGACGCTGTTCAATGAGCTTGCTATCACGCGCTTGACCCAGCAGCCTATTTTGGTCGGTCGGTTCTCTTACGGTGTGAATAGCAAGGACGGGCAGCCGCCTATCATCATCGAGAACGCCGTCGAGCCTATTCTCGAACCGTCCATCTTTTGGCGGCAATACGAAAAAACGACAGCGCGAAAAAAAGGCCCGCGCTCCCGTTTGAAAGAGGAGGAATATTTGCTTACCGGTTATCTCTACTGCGAGTATTGCGGCTCGCATCTTTACGGTTTCAAATCGAAGTCAACTTTTCCGCTGAAATCTGGGAAGGTGCAAACCTACGAAAAGTATTCCTACCGCTGCGCAACGAAAGGCTCGCGCGGCAGTGCATCCCGTCGCCTTGACCCCGAATACGTCCCGGCGCATTGTGATTTGAAAAATATTGAAAAATTCGCGCTGGAGGAGTTTGTCTTCGGTGCTATCAACTATTGCCTTTTCTCCGGCGACACGTCCGACTGGATTGTGGCCGAGATGCTCGTTCGGTCGAAAAAGAAAAAACCCGCCGACCAGAAAAAAATCGACGGGTATAAATCCGAACTCGAAAAAATCAAAAAACAACGCGACCGCCTGCTCGACCTTTACCTGTCTGATGGTCTCTCGAAAGAGGCTTACTCTGCAAAGGCTGACGAGCTGAACGCCCGCGCTGAATTCCTCGACCGTGAAATCAACCGCCTTTCCCCTGACGTTCCCGTTGGTCTGACCGCTGAGGATGTTCGCAAGCGTTTAACGTCGTTTATCGAAAGCGCGAACGCCGACAGTCCGGAATATAAAAAGCGGCTACTCGCCACCTATGTGGAGCGAATAACCGTTTCTAATGAACGCATTTGCATCTATTTCAAATTCCCCATTCCCGGTCTTGGCGACAAACTCGAAAAAGATTTCGGGGACTACTTTGTGCGTAAAAATTCAAATACCCCTCTATTTGTTTACTTACGCACGGAATTTCCGCGCTCCGCTATTTTGACTATGAACTTTTCGTCTATGCGCGTTTTCTTTGAATAATAAAAAATGCCCGTCAGAGCCGTTTATTTGGCTTCTGACGGGTTTTCCGTTTATTCGGTTACTTGTTCGACCGCGTCTCTAAAATGCGACACGCCCCGTATTCCGTTCGTCTCGGCGCATCACAGTGCGCCAGTTCCGTCCGCATAAAACACGCGCCAATCAAAATCGAGGAGGATGCCGATGCGCTTTGCCATATCAACCGAAGGGACGCGCTCCCCTTTTGCGATGCGGGAGATGTAGGCGCGGTCGACTCCGAGGATTTGCGCCATTTGATATTTGGTGTAGCCTTTCTTTTCCAGTCCGTTCTCGATGGCTCGCGGCACCTCGGAATTCTTAAAGTAGACGATGTCGTCGCCGCTGTCGGCTTCTACCAACATTGCCCGGTCGTCCCCCTCGGTTACTACTTTTTCGAGGGGCGTAGGTTCGGCGGGTTCGCAATCGTCAAGCCATAAGGCGAGAGCTTCTTTCGCCATTTTGAATGCTTGCTCCAAGGTCTCGCCGCAGGTGGCACATCCTAAGTCCGGAAACTCCACCGAGTATTGTCCATCGTCTTCTTTGTGAAATATAGCGGGGTAGATTCTGCATCCTACTGCTGCTGTTTTGTTTTCCATGATAATTCTCCTTTTCATTTTTATTTTATGCAGGTCGGGGCCTATTTTTTCAGCCCCGCCTGCTTGAGTATTGATTTTTCCGTTCCGGGCGGCAGGTCTTTCGCGTGCATTGGAACTTCGGTTTGTCTTCCTGTATCCGGGTTTCTCATTTTGAGGTGTGAGCCTTTTTGGCTTATTTCCTCGAACCCGTGGTCTTTTAGGAATTTGACCATTTGCTTTGCTGTCATCGGCATCGTTTGTACCTCCTCTTGTTTACGAGTATAGTATACCATATAGTTGCCTATTTGTCAACGCTTTTTTAGTTGTTTTTTAGGCTTTTTCAAAAATTTTTTTGCACAAAAAAAAGACCGGGCAGCGCGTCAATGCACTGCCCGGCTTTCACTCGTCTGTCCGAGCCGTCAAGCGTCTTTCCGCTTTGCCGCCGAAAAAATAAAGGAGAAAATTATGCCGCGCCGACTGCGCGGTGGTCGCGGTGCGAAGGCTCGAACTTCGCGTTTCCCTTGTCCGCGATATGCGGGGTTCTCTGCCCCGCTTCTTTATTATTCAGTTGTCGTAGGCGTTGCGTTCTTTAAGCTATAAATCGCTGACTCCACCTGCGTGGTTATCCACTTTTCGGTGTCGCCGTAATTCTCGGATATGTAGCTCTGCACCTTTTCCGAAAGCAGACCCTTGATTGTATTCACAGCTTTTTCAAGCGCGACCTTTTGCGCAGATGCATCGAATTTCCCCTCCGCTTTCAAATTCTCCACATAGGTCTGATAGGTCTGCTTTACTACGTCCGTTATAACCGACAGCGCGGTGTTCAGAAAGCCTTTCGCCTTCCCGTCTTTTACTTTGCTGTCAATGAGCGCGGTCAGCTTGGCGACCGCCCACGATGCCAGCGCGGTCAGTATTACGCCTACCACGCTGAAGAGAATTTCCGTCCAGTTCATTATTCTTCGCCTCCTTGATTATTTTGTTTTGATTTCGCCCGTGCTTTCTTCTCTGCCGGTGTTTCCGGAAGAGCCATAATGTCTTCGTATAGTTTAGTTATCACGCCGTTACCACCCAGCTCATGGTATGCCTCGTAACTACGCCGAGCCGATTCCTTGGCGTAAATGGGGCAGTATCCGCGACGTGTGTATTTGTCGTGGTATTCAATCAGTTGATTGCGCAGAAGGCTTTGTACGCCGTCCTGCAAGGCTTTTTCGCGTTTCTGCATCCCTTTGTACTTGGCGATAATAAAAGAGGCGAGGCCGCCTAAAAAGAACGACACCGCCCATGAAATGATGCAAGTTATCAATGTTGCCGTCATGACTCTAAATCCTCCGGCGTTATTTTTACTCCGCTCAGTAATGCGTACCACTTATCGCACGGCGTTTCGCACGGGCCTTTTCCGCAAGCTGCGCAGATGTTCTCGATGGTTAATTCTTCGTTACTCATAAGCCTCCCCCGTTATCGTCTCGTACTCTTCGGCGGTTATCCAGCCTTTTACGACCGCGTTTTTTACCCACGCTTTCGCCCACAGTCCCTTCTCGAAATATTCGCGGACTTTCTCGAATTTCGCGCTTGCCATTATTCAGCCACCTCCTCTTTTCGCTCGCTCTGCTCGGTATCGAAGTCAACGCCGGACATCATTGCGAGGTAGTCCACGCCCGCCTGCATCCGCTCCCATTTCGTGTTCTGCTCTTTGATGTATTCTCCGAGCGTGATGGGCGCAAGTGTGACGGTATCCGCATCGGCGATTTCGGAATGCCCCGGCAAATTGTAGGCCGTTCCCTCAAAAGCCACACCTACGGCCTCGTCTTCGTCCGCCTCGATATACGTTCCTTCGGGACTGACCTTGATAAATAAAACGGAGTCGGTTACGCCCAGCCCCGTTCCGTCGCTCTTGATTATTTTGTACACGTTCCACCTCCTATGACCCGTAAAATGTATTTCAGCGTTTCGATATCGGCGTTGAAAAATGCGTGATTCCACAGCCAGTAGTCGGCGTGTTCGCGCATCTTGTATTGTT